AGCCCGTGGCGGCGACCGCCCATGCAAGCTCGGGCGTGGCCACGAGGACGCCGTCCACCATCAGTTCGCAGTGGAAGGACGCACCTGTTGCCGAGCCCGACGTCACGTTGACGACAGCGGTGACCAAGGCATACTCAGCAACCGAGGGAGTGAAGGCACCCGTCGTGCATCCAGCGATGTCCTGAAAGGATGTCGTGCATGTAAGGCTAGACGAGCAGACATACTGAGTGGGGGCGTACGGGAACTTGATGCCCTTGGTGCTAGTAACCACGTCCGTAGCCGTCACCTTGGCGGGCGTGATATTCAGCGCGTTGACCAGAGCTGCTTCGGCATAGCCGGTGCCAAGCCCGAGTGTCGTGCGTATGGTCGGAATGTCGGCGTCGTCGAGGATCGACCGAGCCGCAGCCGTCACTGCCATGAGCGATGCGGTGCCGGAGCCTGTGAAGTAGGGCGCGTTGTCGGCAGCGGACACGAGCCCGGCGACCGCTGCCAGGTTGGCGTTGTACGCCTGGACATTGGTCCCGATTGCGAGACCGAGCGTGGAACGCATGGTTGCGGCATCGGGGTCGTCAAGCAACGAACGCGCTGCCGACGTGAGGGCCGCTAGGGACCACGTGCCTGAGCCGGTCGAGTACGGCATCTTGTCTGCCGCTGAGACCAGTGCGGCGATGGCTGTCAGGTCCGTGTCGAGGGGCTGGTAGCTGCCTGCGGCCTGAGCGCCTATGGTGGCCAGCGCCGCCGCTGCCGTCAGGTCATCCAGCAGCGTCAGGGCGAACGGCGAAAGGGCACCTTGCCCAGCCGGAGCAACCGTGCCATTGCCGACAAGGAAGCGCCCGCCCGTCTGATCCCATGCGATCTTCGGGTAGTCAGTGGCGGGATAGACTCCGTCGATCCACCTAGACCCACGAACAACGTCCATGCCGACACGCACGGCATCGCCCACCGCAGGGTAGATGCCGTTGGGAAGCTCGAAGCCGGTGGACACCTTGGACGGGTCAGACTCCCCGTACAGGAACACAGAGGCGTGCTGGCCGTCGTTGGCCTGCACAATCCCGTACGTGTACTCCACGTTGGCGCCCGAGGCGGTGTTGGCGTCGATGCGCTGGTCCATGACGGCGATGATGGTGTTGGCGTCGATCTGGCTCAGTCCCATTAGTAGACGTTCCTTGTCCGCTCCAACTTGATCGTCATGCGGCTGCTCGACAGTGGAATGCTGAGCTGCCGGACGATGTAGTTGCTATTCAGGTTGGAGAAGCTCGGCTCCCTGACGGTGATGATGTCGCCACCCTCGAAGGCCGGGTTGCAGATCGTCTCCAACTGAATGTCCTCCGTGACTGCCATGTTGTCGGTGTATCGCTTGTTGGCGCAGGCGTCAGCCTGGGCCTGCGTGGAGATAGTGTCTGTCTCGTAGTAGTCGGTGCGACGCCCGATGGCGTTCACGTTCGTAGGAGATCGCGGGTCCGTGTCTGCGCGGTTGCTGACAACTGGATGGTTCTTGTTGCCAGTGCCGTAGACCAGGACTGCGTTGAAGAACAGGTCGTCCTTGTACGACGCCTTGACTGTCAGGAGGTTGTTGTTGTCGGAGGGGTCGTACACCCAGCACGGCTGTGTCGTTCCCGGCTGCGGGACCTCCGAGCTGACCATCCGTCCGAACGGGTCGAAGTAGATGTAGATGCCAAAGGTGGTCGCAAGGTTGCTGACGATGTCGCCGAACTCGTGATCGCGCTCTACCGCAAGGGCGACGCTTAGCTGCTTCGCTGCGGTGGTGCGCGTGTTCAGGTCGTCGAGCGCGAGCTTCGTGATCCCGGCGAAGGAAGCCAGGTCCTTGAGGATGACGTTCACGTTGGTGTTCTTGGCGTATGTCTTCGCGTATCCAAACCGAGACGTGGCCAGCTTCTTCCATCCATCCGTGCCCGCCAGCGCGATCATGCTCATGTTCTTCTCAATCGCGATGTCGGCGGTGTCGATGTAGAAGGTGCCGATGGTGACGTATTCGTAGGTGTTCTCGCTGATCTGGATGCCGCGTTCGAGTCGGATCATGCGGTTGACGTAGAACAGGCCCGACCAGTCAGCCTGGGGTGCCCATTCTCCGTTGTCATTCAGCAGAGACGCCGTAAAGGTGCGACGGGCTCCACGGGTGATGTCGAGATCGACGGAACCGTCGGTCATGATGCCCGTGGAGTCTGCTGTGTAGGAGACGTCGTGAAAGACACCGCCCGGCACCGGGTTCCCGCTTGTGTCGAGAACCGTCATGCGAATAGCAATCGTATGAACCGGCGACTTGATCGCCGCGATGAATGTCGGGCTGAGGGTCTGCACTTACTGAACCTCTGTCCATGCCAGGTCCACAGAGATTGCGCCTCCGGGCTGGTAGGTCTTGGCGGGACCGGCGAACTCGACACGCCACACGTCACCGAACGGAGACTTGAGAATGTGAGGACCGGCGTTGTTCTTGATGTAGTCGATCTGCGTCATTGCCAGGACGCGCTGCGAGTCAGTCCAGAGGCAGGTCATGGTTCCCTCAGCCCCGAGGACCTTTCCGCGAACGATGGTCTTGCGGTTTGAGCCAAGGGGCTCGAAGACTTCCTGCTGAATGGGCTCGGTGTGTGTCTCCACGGTGACTGGCAACTCGAACATGTGCGACGGGTCGCCGTCAGCACCGATGACGTACCACATGTCGTCGCTGATGACGGCAGTATTCACGTCCGACGGGTTGGACTCGATAGCCACGTCACCAGCGACCGCCTTGAACACGGTGACCTTGTACTGGTAGTTCGTATTCATACCAGCCATGTAGTCCGTGAACGCGGTGGATGTCAGGTTTGGAAGCTGAGCGTAGAGTTCCCAGTCGCCCATTAGAGTTCCTTCCGGTAGACCTGGTAGTAGGCGAAGTCAGTCGGAGACAGGTTCGACTGGTCCCACTCCACGAGGATGCCTGCGTCCATGGCGGTCGTAGAGGCTCCTGTGAGTGCCGCAGGTGGCGTCCAAGATGTCGTGATGTCCTTGAACACCGTGCTCGACTGCAGGCCATCGGTATCCCACACGGTCAGGAAGATCGTGTAGACGGTGCCGTTGACAAGGTAGCCGGACGGGAATGGCCACGACGGTGCGCTAGAGGACACCAGACCGGTGTCGTAGATCGGTGCCGAGTCAGACTTGCGAATGAGCGTCACCTGATACGCGCCCTGAGTGATGCTATAGGTGGACCCGTAGGCCCAGGTGACGTTGAAGCCAGGGGCGGTGACGGTTGAGCCAGGCGTGACAAACGAGACAGTCGGGGGCACGGAGGGACGGATGACGACGTACGCCGACCACGCACCTACAGCACCCTTGCTGTCGGTGTACTGGAAGCGAGCCTTGTATTCCGTGTTGTAGGTGAGCGATCCTGCACCAGTCTTCACGGTGCCAGACGCTCCCTCCTGCACGGAGTTCACGCCGCTGACGAGGCCAGACGTGCAGGTCAGGGTGTACTGGTAGGAGCTGTCGCTGTTCTTGTAGACCTCGACGACAAACGAGGTCGGGACGTCGCCCCACAGGGACTTGTCCGGGTCCTCGAAGTTGGCCGAGAAGACGGGCATGAGTGTGTTGGCTAGGACGGTCCCCGTCGTAGGCGTGAGGCCAGACGGCGAACCCGGGGCGGCGTTGATGTGGAAGCTCTGCTGCGGCGACAGGGAGCCCGGTGCGCCGGACGCCTTGACGTAGCTGGCGGACCAGTAGTACCGGGCGCCATAGGTCAGGGCGTTGCTACCGGCGTACGCCTTTGAGAAGGCCGTACCGGAGCCGGAGAGCTGACCGCTGTCCCAAAGGACGGTGACCTGGTCGGCGGCGTAGACAACGATGCGATAGGTCGAGATGACTTCGCTGTTGTTGGTCGTACCTGTGAACGTCGGCGTCAGGACGGTCTGCCAGGAGTCGTTGACGGGGTTGGTGAGGGTCGGCATGCCAGCAGCGTCTTCGGTGAAGCTCTGCAGGCCAGACCAGCCGTTGCCCCAGGTCGTTCCGCCATCGGAACTGACTCGCAACTGCCACTGATAGGCGTTGCCCCACACGAGCGCAGTGCCCGCGTAGGTGTAGCTCGTGCTGCCAGTGCTGGTCACAGAGACCGTACCGGAGGCCCAGTGCAGGGTGACGCCGTCAGCTTCGTAGACAGAGAGCTGGTAGGCGTTGTAGTTGGTCGAGCGAGAGAAGGTGAAGGCGGGGGTCAGGGTCGTGATCGGAGACCCGAGCGGCGCGTTGCACTGGACGTTACCGGAGGCCGGGATCGCGAAGGACTGCAGCGCCGACCAGGCGGACACGCCGCCGATGGAGCTTGTGACAGCCGCGCGCCAGGTGTAGGTCGTGCTCCACGCGAGAACGGGGCTGCCAGGGTAGACCTTAGAAAACGCAGAGCTTGTCACCCCGGTGGCGGTCATGCCCGAGTCATAGAGCAGCGTTGCCCCGGTCGAGTCGTAGACTTGAACCTGGGCAGCCGTTAGCGAGTCCGCGCCAGTGGCACGAGCGCCAGTGAACGTAGGCGTCGGGTTGTTGACGACCGTGCCGCCTGTGGGCAGCAGGGAGATCGGCACACCGGCAGCATGCGTGGTGAAGGTAACGACGCTGGAGATTGCTCCCCATGCACCGTTGCTGTCCTTCGTCTGCGCGTTCCACGAGTAGGTGGTCCCCCACGCCAGCGCTGTTCCTGCGTACAGGAGTGCAAGGGTTGTCTGCGGTGTGCATCCGATCTGCCCTGTGTCAAGCATCACGGCGCTATCGGACGTTCGGACCAGGCATACGCGGTAGCCGTACATCTGGCTGTCGCTCGGGTCCGGGTCGCTGTGAGTGACGTAGAGGGTCGGGGTCAGTGTGTTCTCGTTCGCAGCCGTGCCGCTGATCGACAGCGTCGGTGCGTTCGGGACGGAGTTGACCTTGAACCGCTGCAGGGCGGAATACGGACCCCACGCACCAGATGCATCGCAGGTGCGAGCCTGCCACTTGTAGAAGAGGTTTCCCGTCAGCGAGGGTCCGCCATATGGCTTCGAGAAGACAGTGGCACCGGGCGCGCTCACGGAGCCGGAGTTCCACACGAGCGTCGTGCCGTCATCCTTGAAGACCTGGATTTGGTACGAGCCCATCGTGTCGCCGTCGCCACCGTCGGCATGTGTGCCGGAGAACGACGGGGTCAGGTTGTTGATCAGCGCGTTGCCGGTCGGACCCAGGCCCGTCGGGGCGAGGGGTGTCGTGTTAGTAGAGACGACGAGCTGGACGTACGGAGTCATGCCGCTGCCGTAGTGGCGCGTGTAGAACTCAAGACCGTAGACCTGGTCGGACTCGTTCGAGTTCTTGAGAATGAAACCGTAGTTGTCTGCGCCGTTGAACATGTCTGTGACGAGCGCGGTGACGTCGAGTGTCATGTGCTGCTGGTCGGTGCCCGGTCCCGAGAAGGCCAGGGACGCGCCGTCAGTAGCTGTGTAGGCGCCAGCGCGGTTGGCCCACGACCACGACGGGCTGTTGGTCCAGTTTCCTTCGGAGCCCACGCCCTCGCCCCAGTCGGAGGTCATGGCGTAGACCTGCAGGTTGCGAGAACCGCTGCCGCCCCAGCAGTGGTCACCGCCGCCCGACTTGTGAGCCACAAAGATGTTGAGGGTGGCCGAGACAATCGCGGTCACCCCCGTGAAGTCGAAGGGGAAGTAGATGAAGGATCGGGCCAGATAGGCGTTGCCCACCATCCACCCAACCGGCGAGTGGGAGTCCATTCCGTTCCAAGAGGACGATGACGAGTCGATAGCCGAAGAGTCCTTGGAGCAGTAGACGGTAGAGGAGGTCGTCATTAGGATGCACTCGCTGCTGAACGCTGCAGGGCATGTGCAAGGTCCGACCCGGAGATCAGGCTTGCCAGGGTGCCCATGTCAACCTGCGACACGCTGCCGTCAGGCGACTTCACTGTGATGGCCAGGTTGATTGTCTTGGTCGAGTCCGTGGTCACGTTCAGGTCGCCAGCGTTGTAGGCGGACGACGTGGACAGTGCCGACTCGACACCAGAGGCGGCTGTGGAGGCCGCTGCGGCGAGCCTCTTGGAGTAGTTGGTCATGGCCGTCATGGCATCGTCTGTTCCGTTGATGCCATTGGCGAGACCCTGCACGACGAACTTGCCGTACGAGGCCATGAGCTTCGACGGGCTGCTGATGCCGAGGACCGTCTTGATCGGGCCAGGGATGACAGAGTCAACCCAGGCTTCGATCTGAGAGACGATCCAAGACGTCATCGAAGTGATGCCGTTCATGATGCCCTTGACGACGTTTACACCGATGTCTACGACCGTCGAGGGCAGGTCGGTCAGTGTCTGGAATGCAGCCGCGATGAAGGACGTGATCTGGTTGAAAATCCACGTATCGAGGCTGACGATGCCGTTGACGAGGTTGTTGACGATGTCGTAAGCCAGACCAGTAGAGCCATTCCAGATGGCGGCGATCACACTCTTCAGGACGGTGATGATTTCGTTGAACGCCGTCGTGGCGCCATTGAAGATCAACTGAGCCGCGCCCGAGATGACGGACACGATGGTCTGCACCAGGCCACTGATAATCAAACCGATGTCAGAAGCGACGTTCTGAACGAGCGTGCAGATGTCGCTCCATAGCTTGTTCCAGTCCCCGTTGAGAATGTCGGCGAAGACGTTGAAGATGCCCGTGATCGTGTCGAGGACCAACTGGATGACGCCCTGGATGATGTCCATGGCGCCCTTCACGATGCCGCCAATCGTGTCAAACAGAACGCCGAAGTCCTGAATGAACAGGGTGGCGAACGGCTGGATGATGTCGGTCATGAAGAAGTCGAAGGCGTTCTTGAGTACGCCGCCGATTACTCCCAGGGCAGCCGAGATGATCGTGGCAGCCGCGTCCCAAATCGGAAGGAAGACGTTGTTGAAGAAGTCAACGAAGACCTGGGCGACAGCCTGCGCCGCACTCCACAGATCGTTCCATGCGGTCTGCAGGAGTGAGATGTAGTTGCTGACAAAGTCCGTGAACCACTGCACGAGCTGATCGAAGATCGGAGAGAAGATGCCCCACGCCCACTGCAGGATCGAAACAATTCCGTTCCACGCGTCGATGAACTTCTTGGCCAGTGCGCCAGCGAAAGCGGCAATGCTGCCCAGGAGTGGTCCGATCTTCGAGAGGATGCCGGTGATGAACGGGCCGATCTTGTTGATGACTGACTGAACGGTTGGAAGTATCTGCTTGGTGAACACGGTGCTGAACGTGTTCCACAGGTTCGTGAGGACGGAAACGACCGTCTTGGCCATGTCTCCGATTGCCCGAGCGATACCTGGCGCGTACTTTTCCGCCATGTCGATGAACGGCTGAGCGAGACGCATGATCAGGCCGATGATCTTCTGGATCGGAGGACCGAACACACTTACAAGCGTGTTCCATATGGCCGTGACAACCGAGACCAACGTGTTGAAGATGGTCGTGAGAGCGCCGAGCAGGAACTTGAATACGTCAACGGCGGTCGAGACGAAGGTCTGGATGGCCGAGACGATGGCCTTGAAGATCGTGCCCACGAGCGGGACGATGTTCTTCTGTATCCAGTCCCAAACGGCAGCGACCTTCTCGCGAATACCGCCCCAGTCGTTGGCCCAGGCGAGCGCCAGCAGGGCAACAGCGGCGACGATGGCAACGACGATCCACGTGATCGGGTTGGCCAGGAGTGCGACGGTGTTCGCCCATACCGATGCCGTGAAGCCGTCGAGCATGAACGTCAACGCAGCCCAGCCCGACGATAGCGACGAGGCTCCGGTCATCGTGGAGACGAACAAGAGAAGTAGCGCGTTCAGCCCGGGCAGGAAGATCACGAGCCCCTTGGCCATTGCGCTGAAAGCGTCAAGGGCAAAGTTCGCAGCCTTCATACCGGAAGCAGCCGACACGTACAACTCCAACGCACCAGCCAGGCCCACCAGGGCGTCGTGACCAGCCTTGGTGTCGTTCATGCGCTGCAGGGCATCGGCCAGTTTGTTGATGCAGTCGGCGATGTCCTTGATGACCCCCGTGCCGACCTGGCCAAAGTTGGAGTTCAGTCCGGGCAGCTTGTCGGTGAGCGTCTTGATGTCCGCGCTGGCTTCCGAGAAGATCGGATGGATGACGGCGTAGAGGTGGAGGACCGCATCGCGGATGCCGCCCGTGTTCTTGTCAAAGGCGTAGCCGAGACCGACGACGATACCAACCAGGACCGCGAGGTCCAGGGCGATGCCGAGGACCGGAGAGCCCCACATCTTCATCGTGGCCCCGAGGCGGATACCAGCGGCGCCGAGCAACAGAAGGGAGCCAGTCGCGGCCAGGACGACAGAGCCAATCGCGAAAATCTTGACAGCCATGTCTGCGATGCGAGGGTTCAGGGCCAGCCACTCGCTGAACGCGTCGGCCCAGCCCGTCACGGCGTCTATGATCGGGGTCGCGATCTCGGCGATGGTTGCCCCGACCTGCAGGACAATCGGCATCAGGCTGTTTTTGAGAAGCCCGACGGTGCCCTGCCACGAACTGGCCATGTAGCCCCAGGACTTATCGAATGCAGCCGAGGCGCCGTCCATCGAATACTTGGCGGCATCGTCGGCTGAGATGAGTCCGTTCTTGATGTCGATTTCGCGCTGAACCATGGCGATGATGGCGCGAGACTCGTTCTGAGTCGTGGTCTGAGCGATGAACCTGTTCCGCTCGGACTGGGTCATCTTGTCGGTGACCGTGACAAGCTGATCCATGTAGGCAGTCATGCCCTCGAACTTTCCCTTCGGAAAGACCATCTTGTCGTAGGCGTCAGACACGTGATACGTGGCCTGCCACACGTCGTCGAGGGACTTCTTGGCTGCAGCCGTCGGGTTTACCAACTTCGTGAAGAACTGCGACAGAGCGCGGCCAGCCTGTCCACCCTTGATACCCGCATCGCCCAGCTTCATGAGCATGACAGTCACGTCGTTCACGGAGACGCCGTTGGCATGCGCAATCGGGCCGAGCATCTTGAATGCACTGATGAGGTCAGGCCACTCAAGAGCGGACTTCTGCGCAGCCACGGTCAGGTCTTCGGTGACCTCCGTGGTGTGGCTGAGGCCGAGTCCGAACTCGGTCAAAACGCCGTAGACACCCTTGATGGACGTCTCCATGTCCGTGCTGGTCATGGCAGATGCCTTCAGGATCGGAGTGATCTCCGTCTGGATGGCAGCGAGGTCCTTGGTGCTATGTACGACCTGGCCAGTGGCGGACGCCCAGTAGTACATCGCCATGGCGACGTCGTTCGGGGAGAACAGCCGGACCTGCTTGGCTACGTCAGTGATCGCGCCCTGCAGCTTCCCGTACATGTCAGTGGACACGTCAAGAGCGCCAGCAGCGCGGTTCATGGAATACTGAAAGTCGCCCCACTGTCCGACAGCGGACTTGAGCACACCGATGCCAGCCTGTCCGACCTGATTGAGCTGCTGCCCGATCTGAGTCATGTGCTGGGCAGCGCGGTACACGGCGTCGTAGTTGCGCTCGACGTTGTTCAACTGCGTGGTCAGTCCCTGGAAGGACTTGACCTGGTCCCAGTTGATCGACGTCTGGCCCTTGCTGACGGCAGACATCCCGCTCATGATGCCCGTGTTGCCCTTGATCGCTGTATTCAGTGTGTTGAGGGAACTGAGTCCATTGACGCTGAGGAAAATCCTGAGCTGGACGTCTTGCAGGCCCATGAGCACCTACGAACGCGAAAAGACGCCGCCCACACCGTCGTATCAACTGTTGCGCTAACGCAATAGATGAGGTAACGATGTGAGCGGCGTCAGGTCTCCTTACTTGGCAAGCTGCTTCGATGCAGCGAGGTTCTCGCCTTGGCGGAAGACGTCGAACATGTCAATCGTCCAGCAAGGCTGGTCGAGAAGTCCGCCGTCTTCGGGAAAGTGGTCAAAGCCAGTGGTATAGCGCACGATCTTGTGCTCTACCTTCTTACCGCCGTCTTTGTCCACCTGCATGTGAAAGAGCTGTTGTGCGCGGCACATCAGATACAGCTCGAAAGCCCTCGCGACGCGTGGCCATTGGAGACGAAGGTTGTCCGTCCGTTGGCCTTCTGCGGTCTGGCGTGCGAGGTCTAAGCCTTTCCCGCTTCGACCGGCGTCGGGATCATGGTCTGGAAGTGCTCGGCCAGCGCGATGTCGATGAGGTTCGTGCTGGCGCTATCCAGACCGAGATACTCGTCAACCGTGCAGGGCAGATCAGCAGACCAGCCGACCACGAGGGCCTTGAACAGTTCGTTCTGGAACTCGGTTCCCTCAGCGACCGTCAGTCCCGTCGTGGCGATGTCGGGCCGGTTCGGCATGAGGGACATGAGCGCATTGCGCTTCCGCTTGTCCAGCTCCTCCCGAACCAGAATGGTGTCGGACTCGGGGTCCTCTTTGTCAAGAACGATGTTGATATTCGCCGTGGATGCCTTACGCAGCTTACCCATGCAAGTTTCCTCCCTGTAGGGTGTTAGGTGTGGGGGCCGACTGGGATGCGGTCAGCCAGCCCCCACGGGAATGTCGCTTAGACGAGACCGGAAGTCGGCCCGTCAGTCGAAGTGACCCACGTCATCGTGAAGATGGCGCTGGCCGCAGCCTTGGTGATCAAGCATTCGATGGCCTGATCGAGCAGACCTGTACCGATTGCCGTAGTCGCCTTGTTGTACTGGACCTGCGGGATCAGGATGTCCAGTCCGTACTTGCCGGTGCCGCCGGGGATGACCGTGCCTTCGAGGTTGATCTCAACCGCAAAGGTGACGCCGTCCGCGTTGAAGCGGTCGTACTCGGTCGTATCCACGAAGTCCACCGTCATGCTCAGTCCGACGTCGCGGAGGCCAGGAGCCATGCGCTTCCACGAACGAGTCTTCTGCAGGGTTCCCACTCGCGTCAGGTTCGCGCCTGTCGTGAACGTGAAGTCCTTGATCGTGGCGACGGTCGAGCCGCCAACCTTGATGCCAGCGCCGGAGAAGTGGAACGGAAGAACCGGGGAGTAGGTCGGGGTGGAGACGCCACCCTGCTTCGCGCGGTTCAGCCCCTCGATACCGAAGGACGCGGTGACGATCTCACCGAAGTTGCCCTTGATCTCAAGAGTGTTGACCCGGCAGCCGCCGTACCGCATGATCAGAATGTCAGCGGCGGACGTCTCGAACGTGAGGGTCGGCTCGGCGTTGCCCGGGGTGAGAATGTGCTGGTAGCCACCGCCTGCGTACGCAGACGAGACCACCGTCGCGCCGAGGATCGACTTGAGGAGCGGGCCGATGTCGGTCGGGATCAGCTCCATATCGACCTTGCCGGAGACGGTGAACGGCGAGGCCATCGCGACACTCCGGTCACGCGAATGCCTGACCTGATCAGGAACCTTGTAGTCGTTCGTGTCCTCGAACGACGTGGACGTGACGGGGAGGTAGAAGGTCGGCGCGACCGCCGTGCCCTCAACAGTCTCCACGCCGTATCCGACGTAACCAAGTGCGCCAAGACCTGCCATGTGTTGTCCTCTAGTTCTGCTTCGGGTACTGTTTCTGTACCGTCAGCGTGATCGTCGCGGTCTTAGCGATGACTGAGCCGCGAACCTGGCCCGTGTACTGAACATGCTTGACCTTCGTCTCAAGGACGCCTTCGAGCCCGTCGAGTTGTCGCTTGGCGAGTCGCCGCAGCCACTGACGAAGGTTCCCCATCGTCTTGACTAGCTGGCGGTCTCCCATGGCCTCGTCCACCGAGGCGTTGAAGAACTCAGATGCGTTGATGAGAAGCGAGACCGTAACCTCCAAATTGCGCCGCTCGAAACCCATGTTCTCGGTGCCATCCGCATCAACGACAGGGCTGACCGTGAAGCACGGATACAGTTCTGCCGGAATGACGCCAGGATCGCCCCAGTAGATGGCTTCGATGACGACGTCGTCGGAAGGTCCGCCGTCCACGTAGTCGGTGCCCTTGAATGAAGTCAGCTCAAAGATGAGCTTGTCGATTACCTGCTCCATCAGACTCCTTGTCCCAACACGTCATTGACGAGCCAGTCAATGAGTCCGCTGTTGGCTGCAAACATGACGCTGTCGTCTACGAACCAGAATGGCCGGGCGACGTGTCCGCCGACCCCACTGATGTCGTACTGGTTGGAAACCTTCCAGCCGGTCGCATCAACCGTGAGTTTTCCGTCTGATACGGAGATAGAAGACTGCGTAGCGTGGCCTGAGTAGCTGTCGTTAGTTGACTTAGACCCAGGCGCATTGGCTGTGGAGAGGTAGACAGCGACAACGTCGCGGAGAGCGCCATCACGAAACATGATCGGATGATCAGGCGGCATACCAAACGACTCGCGTTTTGCTTGAGTCAGTTCGGCGAGTTCAGCCCATCCGCCAACGCGCCTGCCTTCGCTGTCGAAGTTGTCCTTGAAGATGTCACCGACGCCGTTGAGGCTCTTGAACAGACCGCGTGACTGGTCATTGCGAAGACGGTCGTTCATCTGGTCAAAGTACGCCTGCGCCTGCGTCCAACCGGACGTCGTGATCTGAATGTCCATCTAGCGGCCTAGTGGGTGACCCCAGCCAGTGGGGCCGTAGGCCGATCCGTTATTCCACGACCAGGCGCCGCGAGCGCCCTTGCGGCGGTACTTCTCAAGAAGCTCGCCGATCTGCTCGGAACTGACCTTGAGAAGGTCTCCGGCTTCCTTGGCGGCTGCCTGGAAGGTCGGGCTGAGTAGCTCCAATGTCCAGAGCGCGGTGGCGTGCCTGATGTTGACCGGCAGCGCGGTGTAGCCAGCCGTGTAAGTGACGGTGTAGACGCGCCCGGCAAAGAAGACTCCGTGGATCGGGTTCTTCATGCGAAGCTCGCCAAACGAGCGAAAGGTGACCCAGTCGGCAGGGACAACGCCCTCCTGGCCAAGCTCGTCCTCCCAGGTGATCGTCTTGATCTCGGTCACCGGGTACTCGCGGAGCATCATGCGAATGCCGTTGGTGCCATCGAAAACGTCGGTGACGTCGGCGCTCTCAAGCTGCCGGTCGCAATAGTCCTTGACCTGCTGCGTGGCAACGTCGATGTAGTTCTGCAGGACGTAGCCGCTTGAACCGTTGATCGCGTCCAGCGTGGACTTCTTGAGCCCGAGCGGCATTTCACGGAACTGGTCTGTGGTCAGGAGAGCCATCGCGGGCCTTTCTAGTAGAGCTTCGAGGACGGGCGCTTGGTCTGGCTGTTGCTCGGGGTCCATGCGCGCGTCTTGCGGTTGACCAGAGCGGCTCGGCGAGAGCCCGCGATCTGCTTGATCCAGACCCGCAGTGTCTTATTTATCCGAGCGTGGCTCATCTTTCGCCTGAACGAGGAGAAAATGCTTACGTGCTTATGCTTGCGGAACGGGATCAGCGGCCTGTGCTTTCGCACTGTGCCGCGTCCCACGGAGAACTTCGCCTTCATGGGTGTCTTCTTGAACTTCGACACCGTCATGCGAAGCGGACGACCCTTCGTTTCGTGGGCCTTTCCTGGCTGCATTCTCAATAGCGTCAACGGCGTAGTCTCCAAACGCGGACCACTGGAAGTCGTTCGCGCGCTCGACACCTGCGACACTCATCCGGGCGAGACGCTTCGGATCACGCTTGAGGTCGAGGATCAGCTTCGCGAGGGCTGCCGGGTTCACGTTCGCCAGCTTCGTGTTGTTCTTGGCCAGTTCCCAGTCAGCGACCGGGATACCCGCACCAGCCGGTGAGACGACCTCCCAGCCAGCGGCGTACTTCGTGACTGCGACCGGCAGGCCAGAAGCCATCGCCTCGGCAGCCGGAAGGCAGAAGCCCTCGACCTGCGACGGCAGAACGAACAGGTCCGCAGCGCGGTAAAGGTCCGCCAGGCCAGGCATCCCGTCTACCCGACCAACTGGGATCGCGGAGCCGAAGCCGGTGAGGTTCGGGTTGAACATGATCGCGTCGTGCAGGCCCATGGCGTCCGAGAGGTTCGGCAGATGCCAGCCTTCGAGCCAGTGGCGCATGAACGGGACCGTGTGGTCGTAGAGGACGACGTCGTCCTGTTTGTACTGCTCGCGCAGCAGCTTGATCGCCTCGAACAGGCGTGGATGCTGCTTGCGGCGGACATTCTGTGCAACGGTCATGACCACAAACTTGTTGGCCCAACCGAGCATGCGTCGAGTCTGTTCGCGCTTCTTGATGTCGGGGTAGAAGGCGGCGTGATCGACACCGTGGTAAACGTAGCCGACGTCGCGACCGAGATCACGCTTGGCGATCTTCGTGCCGTACTCCGAACATGTGAAGAAGTCGATGGTGGCCAGGGCCTCGTGCCAGGACCGTAGTGAGATCGGCTCACCTTCGATCACGACATATCCGACAAACGGGATCGTGTTCGGGGTGAACTGCGTGAATGCCTCGATGCCACCCGGTTCGCTTGTGCAGAAGATGACGTCAGGCTCGAAGTCGAGCACAGCCTTCTCGATGGTGAGAAGGCCCATGTTGTCGCCCGGCTGCGGTACATACTGCTTGAGCGGCAGATCGCACGGCTTTTCCTCAGTCTGCAGCGCAGTGACCGAAGCCACTTCCCATCCCCGGGAAAGAAAGGCGGCTACCGCCTCGCGCTGCACGCGTCCGAAACCAGTGGTCATGAGCGGGCTGTCGCCCAGCAAGAGTACCTTCAACGCATCCTCCGCATCCGTGACTAACTGGCGCTGGCCTTCTTGGCTCGCGCCTTGGCGAGGTTCTCGACCTTCGCGACGTAGGCCGCGCACTTGGTCAGAACTTCATCCAGATCAAGAGGCTCAGCCGTTTCCTGGTTGAAGCCCTTGGGGTCGTACTTGTATCCGCGAATGAACAACTGAGTGATCCACTCAGGTCGGTCCACCGGGACTGTCGCCACGCCGTCTTCGACGTGAACCTCTCCGTCGTAGAAGAAGAACATCCGCTCTGCATCGAAGTAGCGATGCTTGAGGCCGATGGTTCGCATCTCTGCCATTTGGACTCCCGGGAATGTTTCAGGGGGTCACCCGAAGGCAACCCCCTGAGGTACGTTCCAGTGAACTGCGTCTAGTCGATAGCCGCAGTGTTGTTGTGCGTCACCGTCGCGTTGGCGATCTCGGTGAAGCCGGTCAGCTCGACGGGACGACCTTCGAGAGCAAAGCCCATGTAAGCCTTGAGCATGAAGTCGGTGGCGTCCTTAGTCTTCGCCAGCTCCTCGTACACGATGTCCTGGTGAACCAGGAGCTTCGCGTCCGCGCGAGCGATGAGGGCGATCTTGTCGCCGTTCTCCCAGTGCCGGTCCACGACAATCGGGATACCGTCGTAGGTCAGGACTCGGAAGCCTGCCTGGATTTCCGTCTTGTCAATGAACTGCTGCTGCGCCTGCAGGAGCGAGTTGATCTTCCGGCGCACCGCGCGGCTGGTCACGATGAGGTCGTTGTCGCCCTCGTCGATGGCCAGGTCGAGGCTTGCCAGGCTCAGAGCCCCGGAGACCGTCACGACCGCGCCACCGTTGAGGGAGCTGGTCGAGTTCTCGATCTGCGCGAGGATGCCGTACATGTCGTTGTTGCCGGTGCCAACCGCGATGTTGGTGCTCAGCTCAGTCGCCATGGCGCGGGAGTGGGCCTCGATTTCAGTGCCCAGGGCATCGTAGAACGAGCCTGCAGCCTTGATCATCGGGCCGGTGACCGAGCCAGTGCTGTACAGATACGCAACCGGCATCGGGATGCGGGTGTGCGTGGTCTGCGTGTTGGTCGGAAGGGTCTGCCCACCAGTCGAAGACCAGGTGGCCGTCGGGTTCGCAGTCCGCATGCGGAGGAAGTACGTGTTGGTCGCCCACGGCTGCTTCGTGACGGCGTTGTAGAGCACCGGCAGGAAGTGCGTGTAGTCGCGGATCGCCTGGTCGATGATGAGGGGGAACAGGTACTGGGAAGTACCCGCTGCGAGGTCCAGGGCCTTGCGGATTTGGTTCTGATCCATGTGCGTTTCCTTTACCGAGCCTGATGCGTGAGAGCCAGACCCATGCGGATGCGATCCTGCGGCTTCATCTTCGAGAGTTCAGCCATCAGGTCCACTTCGTCGTTCCTGGTCACAAGGGCCGGAGCGGTCGCGGGCATGTTCTCAAGCTCCTCGATGCGAGCGGTTTTCTCAGTAAGGGAACGCTGAAGGTCCTCGACCTGAGTCACAAGAGCAGCCTTCTCGACTGTCAGCGACTTTTCGAGGGTCGTCTCCGCGTCTTCCGAGTTCTTCTTCGCAGGAGCGGGGGTCTCCGTCTCGACTCCACAGTCGGTCAGGAGACTGGACATTTCGTCGCGCAGCGCGGTGAGACGCTTTGCGTTGGCCGCAGACAGTGAGCGACCGGACTTCTGCAGGTCGGCGGCGGCGGTGTCGTTCGACATCGCAACACTGCCCGATCCGTCATCCGGTGCCTCGTTGCCTACATCGGCAATCTGTGCGCTAAAGAGCTTCGTCGCGAGGTCGATGATCGCCTTCAGCATTGTCTGCTTGTCGGCATCGTCCTCGTTGCCAAGCATGTCGGCGAGACGGGCGAGCAGATAGGCCGCGTCCTGCGCGTCCTCTGCGTCTTCCTGTCGCTCGGCAGCAGCGTCGTCGCCGTCTACGACCGTCCCAAGGACGTTGCCGTAGATGTCGTAGACGACCGCCTTTTCAGTGGCTGCATCAGCAGCCGGAACTTCGACAACCGGTTCAACAACCGGCGCAACAACGGGCTCAGTGACGGGCGCAGCCGGGGTCGCGTCGCCGTTCTGATCGAGCGTGGTTTCGAGCACGTTCTCTCCTTCAGAGGCAAGAGACTCAGCCGTGGCTTCGTCAATGGCTTTTGACAGGACGGTCCCGAAGGACGGCGTCCATGCTGGTCGGGTTGTGTTGCTGATCTCGCTCAGCATTACGTCCTTGTATGTGCGAACGACGTTCTTGACTCCCGCGACCATCTCGTCAACGTAGTCACGAACGCTGCCCGCAACGGACATTCCGAACTTCTTCTTCTTGTCAATGATCTGCTTGAACAGCCACTGAGACGCAGGGGAGTCGTCATAGAGCTTGACTTCGATGCCGAGATGGCAGTTCTCGTCAACCCACGCGCGAGTGATGTCGCCCAGGTCGCGGAACACACCGTCAGGAGCGTGAGCGTCGCGGTATGTCAGGGGCGTGCCTGCAGCGGCGGCAACCGTTACCTGCTCAGCAAACGCCTTTACACACTCGGGCGACATGCGCTCGTTGGTGGCGTCGATCTCGGGTCCGCTTGCCTCTCCGGTGAGATACATGCCGTCTTCACGGGTCTCAGCCTTGGCAACCGGGAACGTAATGCGAAACGGAATGGTCTTCTTCATAGACATCTCTGTTTACGCTGCGCCGGAGCCACCGGCTTGACCGGGCTTGCCGGGCTCGCCGCTATGACCGGGTCGGCCTGGTTTACCGGGTATGCGGGGCGTTCCCGCGTGTCCCTTGGGTCCGTTTACAACTGGCGCCCCTGCTCCCTGTGGGACCTTTGCAGGAGAGCCATCTGGTGCCGTGGCAATAGCCGTCGGCTTGGGGGTTGCCAGGGTGGAGGCGATGGGTTCGACCTGGTCGAGCGGGATGATGCCCGTCGAAGCAGAGATCGAGTTGACGTCGCCGCCCTTCACGTTGGAGTAGCCGAACTGGCCACGGATTTCGTTGACGTTGAACACGGCCTTGTCGAGCAGGGCGGTGAACATCGTCGTCAGGTCGAGCAGGTCCCTCATGGACATCTGCGCAAGCTGGAACAGCGTGTCGTCCCATCCGAACATGTCGAGGATGAGCCGGTTGTTGATCTCCTCTTCGATGATCGACTGCCAGCCGACAAGCGACTCGGAGCGGAACGTGTTGTCCGACTCCTTGGCGGTAGACCTGTTCGAGTGACCGGTGATCTGCAGCTTCTCGCCAGGGACGTCAAGAACGGACAGGATTTCCTGCCGGTTGAACGTGCGACCTTCGAGGAACTGCATGTCAGCCATAGCGGCGACGGACTTCTGAACGTCGATGTCGCCTTCGAGGATCAGCGGACGGTGCGCGTTTGAGGCACCGATGTAGTTCTCCTCAAGCCAGGCTCGGTTGCGATCAACCTCGTCCTGCGAGGCGTTCTTCATATTGAAGATGATGCCCGTCTGCGCGCTGTTCTCGAAGAACTTGCCGTTGTACTCCATCGCGAAAAGGTCATTCGCTACGGTGCGCTGCAGGGAGAACAAAAGGCTCAGTCCGTGCAGGTCATCATCCGGGTCTTCGAGCTTGAAATGGATGATGCAAGATGGGTCGTAGCTGGTGGCCTTGACGTCGTCTGGCGTAACGCTGTAGCTGTATGACGTGACGTTGATGCCGTCTGCGGACTTCGGGTCTATGTACTTCGGGTGCAGTCGCTTGGCCATGAGCGGCTGCCCGTTCGGGATGCCGTTGGTGGCGTTTCCCCGAGCGCGCTGGACCCACCAGTACGCCTCGCCGTAGATGCCCAGGTCCTTCGCGGTCAGCCGGATAAGCTGCATGGCGTTGGACTTGCGAAGGAACTTCTGGATCGCCTTGGCCTTGACCTTGTCAAGTGCCAGTTCGTTGTCAGACGGGACACAGAGGAAGCCGTTCTGGACGGTGACCTTCGCGACCTTCTCGATTGCGGCGCGCAGCGTCGGGTGCTGGCGGTACATGTCGTAGTAGATGTTGTACTGCGCCCGGCGACGAACGGCCATGATCTTGCGAGACGTGCCATCGGCCAGTTCGTTTGCGCTGCCGATACTCGAAAAGCGCAGCGCCATGCTCGACGGGACAGGAACGGAGATGTCGGCCTTCTGAACCATGTCGGGCTCGACGTGCTTGACGGTTGTCATCTACGCTGCCTTCTTGAGGGAGAAGCGAAAGCGCAGTGCCCCGCCTTCATATGTGTCCACGCCGACTTGCCAATCGTAGGAGCCGATCTCAGCCTCGCTCGCGCGACCTGAGACGACGGCGTGGCGGACCAGACGCAGGACCTGCTTCGACGCAGGCGTGAGTTCTGTCTTGCTTACGAGCCGGTCGAGTTGGGCAATGGTCATAGCGACGAAATCCTTGCCGCGACGCGGCCCTTACCAAAGAGCGCGAGGCACAACGACCAGAAGTAGTCGTCCGCCTTCGCTGCACTTCCACCGGAGAACTTGTAGAACCCCGCCTCAGACTTGGTCCGGCGAATGTTGTGTATCTGGCGCAGGAGCTGTGCGATGCGCGGGTAGCTGACCGAGGGAACGTCTCCCTGCAGCGCGCCCTTGAACCGCGTGGCCCAGTTCTCTTTGTAGGCGTTGGTGAAGGTCACGCCTTCGACCATCGTTCCCACGGACGACTTCTTGAGCCGTTCAACGAACATCGCGCCAGGACCGGTCTCGTCAATCGTGATCCGGCGTGCGTGCGACGCGATGGCCAGTTCGATCAGGTAGTCGGCCTGCTTGTCGTAGTCCGCCTGGCTCGTGGTGATGAGGCGAACCACTTGCCGCATGCCCTTCGGGTGTGCGTCGTCCTTGATGTGCTCGACGACGGTGAACACCGACTCGTCTCGCATCTTGGCAAGGTCAACACCGATGGAGACGTCGCCCTCCGGCTGCCACCCATTCGGAATGTGGCGCCAGATCGGCAGATCGTCGTTCACGCCCTTGATGACGAGTTCCCACGGGTAGTACGCCTCGGTCTCGTCAACGAACGTCGCCTCGAACTCGGTCTGGAACGACTGAATGTCGCCGCCCAGTCCATCGAGCAGGGATTGCAGTTTCAGCGTGCCGTACTTGGCGACACGAGCGACGGTGTCCATGTCGGGAGCCATTGCGATGGCCTCGTCGAAGAACTCCGGCTTGACCATTTCCGAGCACTCCCACCACGGAACGGAGTGGCGGCTGTACTGCGGGTAGCTCGCGATGTCGGTGCAGACGTCGTAGAACAGGCCGCTCTGTCCGAGCGGTGTCGAGATGATCGTGAAGCGACCGCCACCACGGATGATGGCTGGCATTGCGGCGGTGAACAGCTTCTTCGCGTCGCGGATGTGCGCGAACTCATCGAAGTAGATGTCCTTGCGACCGCCTCGGATACCGGACGACGCTGGCTGCGAGATCAGACTCGCAACACGCGGCGGACGACCGAACGCGATCTCGTGCTCGCTGTCCTTCCAGAGGACCCGCTTGATCGGGTCAGCACCCTCACCGAACACATCGGGGATGCTGTGGTAGAAGTTGCGGGCAATCTCGATCTTGTCGGCGGCTTCCGTCTGGTTGATCGAGACGTAGTTGCATTTATACGGCTTCGTGGACGTCAGCGCGCGAGCGAAACCCTCAGCCGCGATGATGGTCGAAAATCCGATCTGGCGGCTCTTGTTGACAATGCGGAAGTCCGCCATGTCATTCAGGTAGCGCCACTGGTACGGCTCTAGCCTTGTCGGTCCACCGTCCAGTTCGGTGAGCGTTTCGAGCAGGACGCCCGGGTTGCTCAGAAGCTCGATGATCTCCTGCTCCGGCGTGGCAGCCACTAGACCGGAACCGCGCGACCCTCGATGACGGTCGGCTCATGGCGCTCGACATTGATGGTCACGCGACCAGCCATGCCACGAGCAGCCCAAATCTTCACCAGGGCCGACTCGCCGTCGTCACCCTTGTCCTCCTCGCGCTTCTCGATCTGAGAGCGCAGTGTGAGAAGGCTGTTGAGCACCTTGAGGCGCTCGGTCACGTCACGCCGGAATTGCTGCTTCGGCTCAGACGTGCCAGTCTCCTTGACCATTTCGAGAGCGTCCTCGATGTTGTCAGGAGGCGTGGGCGGTCGCATTTCCTCGACGAGCGCACCCCATAGGCTGCGGTTGAGCAGCACGATCAGGGTGTCCAGCTCGGCCTTGGTCGAGACGGCCTTGCCGTCCATGACCACGCCCTTGAGGTACGCGAAACTCTCTGCGGGGATGATGTCTTGCAGGGTCGTCAGGATTTCCTTGGCGAACTCGGCGGGCACCATGCTCTTCGGCTTGTTTGCAGAGCCAGGCGGACGACCACGTGATCGCCGCTTCATCGACTCAACAGGTATGCGTGTTCCCTCGGTTGCGCGGGGAGCCGCGCTGCCGCTAGTCGCTTGGGGCATCGTTGCTCCCGTAGTTCTTGTCAACGCACGACCAGCCGCGCCCATGGAAGTACACGGTCAGCTTGCTGGGGACGGTGACTCGGCTGGAAACAGGGCAAGTGCATTCGGGGCACTTGCGCTCGACGCTGTCGCGGTTTTCGATGGACGCCAGCAAGTCGAAGCGGCGCCCACAGTTGGCACAGATGTATTCGTATAGCGGCATGCGGCATCCTTCGGGAGTTGTTGGCGGAAGGTGAAAGGATCGAACTCTCGCGGGCCGTGCCCGTCACCGGTGTTCGGGACCGGAGCCTTACCGCTCGGCCAACCTTCCGTAGACGGCCCTTTGGTGATCCGGGTGGGGCCTGACCGTAGCGCCGTATCCCTGGCGCGGGTGTCCACCCTACGGGCGGAACCGCAGGGGTTGTATTTGGTGGCGGGAGCTTAGACTCGGATCGACGACCTTCGGGGTATGGACCCGACGAGCTAACCAACTGCTCCATCCCGCTAAGTGAGGTCTATTTCCCTCAGTGACTCGAACGAAACACTACTGATGCCGCGAAATCGCTGGAACGGGCCACCGTTTCGCAGGTAGTCCCTCAACGGGCCTAGAACTTCCGTAATCAGGCCACGCTCCTGCGCGGAGGCGACGTGGCCCTCCATGATGTTGCACTGCTGACAGAGCACGCCCCGCACGCATTCAATGCAGCCTGTTGGCCCGGCGCAGTGGTCGTGGTCATGGTCGATAGACCACCCGTGCTTGGTGCCAGATGCGTACGCTCCGCAGAGATCACAGCGACCAGTGAAGTAGGCAGACCAGAGAAGCTCGTCGATACCATGCCGCGCGCTGCCGCTCCTGACGAACTCTCCCATGCAGTTCCTGCACCATGCCTGCAGACCGTCGTTGGTCGCGGCATTCCGGTGGAACTCCGTCAGCGGCTTATCTTCGTGGCAGTGACCGCAGTGCTTCAACTGGCCTCCCTATCTCGACCCTTACATATTCATTGTACCACGAACGGTATGGCCAGTGTGACACTGGGCCGAAAAGAGTTGGCCAAATAGTAGAGTTCCAGGCTCCTTGCAGGTTTGACTCGATCATTTCCGACCTGCTACCATGCTCCCTGCGCACCAGAGTTGCGCGAGACGCATGCAAGGAATGGCCCTTACTGATCAGAGACCAGGCATCTTGCAGCGCTGGCAGAGCAAGGAGTCAGACGATCAACAGGAGCAGGACGTGCAGCTAGACCGTGCCATCGACTTCTTCCTGGTTGCCAAGAAAGCCGAGGGACGCGCCGACCAGACTATCTCCACCTACGCCCAGGCCCTCTACCACTTCGCCAAGGCAATGCCCGAGGTAGGCGAGGCCGAGGACATCGACAGGAACGTCGCCAGGGCCTATATCGCCAAGTTGCAGGAACTTGAGTGGGCCGACAGGACCATCACCAGCCGCATCACTCACATGCGGACCTTCTGCAACTGGATGGTCGCTGAGGGGATCGTCAGGACCAGCCCCTTCGGTCGAGGGAAGGTGCCCATCCCGACCTTCCACCGCAAGGACATGCAGACCATCACCGACGACGAGTTCCGCTCGCTGCTGGCCGTGTGCGACGCTAGGACGGCCACAGGACGACGAGACATCGCGATGCTGATGTTCCTCATGGACACAGGCGTACGCGTCTCAGAGGCCGTAGGGCTGTCACTGAGCGACGTCAACCTCCCGCAGAGAACAGCACAGCTCCGGCGCACCAAGAGCCGCCGCGAGCGG